TTGACGAAGCCCATACTCTGCGGAGTTTAAATATAAACGTACCGTCACCTATTACTAAACGGTACAACTGGCCGGGACAGTACAAGCCATTCTCACACCAAAAAGATACAGCGTCTTTCTTGACCATGAACAAGAAGTCGTTCTGCTTCAACGAGCAGGGTACAGGTAAAACTGCATCGGCTATCTGGGCTGCTGACTATCTAATGACGCAGGGTAAAGTAAACCGTGTGTTGGTAGTCTGCCCGCTGTCCATCATGGATAGTGCATGGCGCAACGACTTGTTTTCCTTTGCTATGCATCGAACTGTAGACGTGGCTCATGGTAGTAAAGAGAAGCGCAAGAAGATCATCAACAGTGGTGCTGAGTTTGTAATTATAAACTACGATGGTGTTGAGATCGTCAAAGACGAGATAGCCAAGGGTGGCTTCGATCTATTCATTGTAGACGAGGCGACACACTACAAGAACGCGCAGACCAAACGGTGGAAAACACTGAACAAGTTAATCGGTGAAAACGATTGGCTCTGGATGATGACAGGTACACCCGCTGCACAAAGTCCAGTCGATGCGTATGGTTTGGCAAAGCTAGTCAATCCTCTGGCAGTGCCGAGGTTCTTCGGGTCATGGTGTGACATGGTCATGTGGAAGGTGACGCAGTTCAAATGGAAGCCAAAAGAAACAGCCAAAGATACTGTGTTCCGTGCGTTGCAACCTGCGATCCGCTTTACCAAAGACGAATGTCTTGATCTGCCTGACATGGTCTACACCAAACGCTTCGTCGAAATGACTGGGCAGCAGAAGAAATACTACGACACCTTACGCAAACGTCTTGTAATGGAAGTGGCAGGTGAGGACGTAACAGCAGCCAATGCCGCTATCGCTCTAAACAAACTATTGCAGATCAGCGCAGGGGCTATCTACACCGACGATGGTGACACGGTGCAGTTCGATATCAAGAACCGCTATCAGGTTCTCAAAGAGGTTATCGACGAGAGCAGCAAGAAAGTTCTGGTGTTCGTACCGTTCAAACACACGATTGATTTATTGATCGATAAGCTGACGAACGACGGGGTAACGTCGGAGATCATACGAGGAGATGTTCCTGCAAGTAAACGCACGGATATATTCTCTCGTTTCCAAAACGATCCTGATCCAAAAGTCTTGGTGATCCAACCACAAGCTGCGGCTCACGGCGTTACACTGACCGCTGCAAACACTGTGGTATGGTGGGGGCCAACATCTTCACTCGAAACATATGCGCAGGCAAATGCTCGCGTACACCGTTCGGGGCAGACACATAAGTGTACCGTTATACAGTTGGCAGGGTCACCTGCAGAAAAACGTATTTACCGTATGTTAGATGATCGTATCAACATACATACAGAAATGATAAATCTGTACAAAGAAATACTTGACTAAGTAGTATAAGTTACTATATGTCAGTTATACAAAGATATAATGGAGAATACACATGACGGTATCCGTCGAGAAACTAACCAAAGCGTACATCAAGATACGCGATAAACGTTCAGAGTTGTCTGCCAAATACAAAGAAGAAGATGGCGCACTTGCAGATCAGCAAGATAAGATTAAACGCGCTTTGCTCGACTACTGTAAAGAGCATGGCGTAGACAGTGTGCGTACCCCTGCAGGGTTGTTCTACCGCACTGTCAAGCAACGCTACTGGACGAATGATTGGGAATCCATGCATAAATTTATCATGGAGCATAACATACCTGAGTTCTTCGAGAAGCGTCTCAACCAAACAAACGTAAAGCAGTTCATAGAAGAGAACCCAGACTTAGTCCCTGCAGGGCTGAACGTGGACTCCGAATACGTTGTGTCAGTGAGGAAAAAATGACCGAAGAAACACCGTATGTAAACATCAATAAGGTTGCAGACTATTTCCAAGTATCAGTCTCAACTATCCGTAAGTGGGTCACTAATGGGTACATCCCTGACAGCACTTACATCAAAATCGGCGAAGTCTATAGATTTAGATTAGACGATGTAGAAGCGGCATTGACAGCCGCAACACAACAAGGGCAGAATGAAGCCCTTACACAATTATAATGGAGAACGGCATGGCAGAATTGTCATTATTTGAAGGGGGCAACTCCCTAGTAAGCAGCGACTTATTCAAACAGTTGCAGGAAACAGACGACAACTTGTCAGGTGGTTCAGGTGGCGGGTCAGGCCCACGCCGAATCAGTCTGCGTGGTGGTCGGTTCCGTGAAATCGTAGGTGGCGAACAAGTCAATGTGAAGAGCGATGGCTTCTTGAACATGGTTATTGTTAACGCCGCGAAGTTGTCTCGTACTTACTATGCAGGTCAGTACGATCCAGAGAATCCATCTGCCCCAACTTGTTGGTCGCCAGATACGCAAGCCCCATCACCTGATGTTCCAAAGGATCAAATGCAAGCCGCTCGTTGCATGGACTGTCCACAGAATATCAAGGGTTCGGGGCAAGGTGAGAGCCGTGCCTGTAGGTTCTCCCAACGTCTAGCGGTCATGTTAGAAGGGGATATGGATACCGTCTATCAGCTACAGTTGCCTGCAACCTCAATCTTTGGGGAAGCTAAGGACGGTAAAATGGGCATGCAAGCATACGCTAAGTATCTTAAAGCCCACAAAACGCCATCGATTGCCGTGGTGACACAAGCATACTTTGATGAAAACAGCGACACACCGAAGCTGTACTTCAAAGCAGTGCGCCCTCTAACTGAGGAAGAACTACAGCAAGCAGTGGCAGCTAAGGATAGCGAAGACGCTACCAAGGCAATAACTTTGACTGTGTCTCAAACAGATGGGGTACAGGCAAAGCGGGATGGTGCAGTTGCTGACGATGAGGTGGACATCGGGGAGACAGCACCTGCACCAAAGAAGGTCGCCAAGAAGAAAGAGGTAGCTGCTCCCTCTGCATCAGAGGCTGACCTAGCATCTATTGTTGACGATTGGGACGACTGATTTAAACGATAGATCGTTGCGGTGGGCATTGTTTTCCTCTTTGGCCCACCGCGACACTTAACTTGGAGCAGCAGCAATGGAAACAACTACCTTTCTACAGGGGGTACTCAGCGACAATGGTCACTACTGCGTTTTCGCAGCGCGTAGTAAAGACGATATAAGAATACAAAAGTTCTACAGCACCATTGAAGAAGTCGAACGTGCAGCCAACAAATACGATAACGATGGCCTAGACGTTTACTTTGCACTCGCAACTTTCGAAGAACCCACTAACCGAAGAGCCGACAACGCATTAGAACTCAAGGCATTGTTCCTTGATTTAGATTGTGGGCCGTCAAAAGAATATCCTACTCAAGCCAGCGCCGTCGATGCGTTGCGGAGTTTCTGTAAACAACTCTCTCTGCCTAAGCCTTTGATGGTCAACAGCGGGAGAGGTGTGCATGTATACTGGCCCCTTACCGAAGCAGTTTCGGCGGAGCAATGGCTAGACGCAGCGGAGCGATTGAAGCGAGCCTGTGCAGACAACGGCCTACTAGCTGACCCTGCGGTCACGGCAGACATCGCACGTATCTTGCGTGTACCGAATACGCATAACTACAAAGATGATCCATTACCTGTGGAGTTCTTTGGGGTTGAGATGCCTGCGCCTGTGGTGCTGTCTGAGTTTGTAGAAAAACTTGGCGTAGTGATGCCAGTTACCAAGATAGACTTGGGTACAGATGCACTATACGAAGCCTACGTCGAAAATTCTGAGAACGTTTTCAAAACAATAATGAAGAAAACGATTGAAGGCCGTGGGTGTAAGCAGCTTGAATACATCGCCACGCAGCAGCAAGAAGTAAGCGAACCTCTGTGGAGAGCAGGGCTATCGATTGCAAAGTTCTGCACGGATGGTGACAAGGCAGCAGAAAAGATATCCAATAATCACCCCAACTACAGCGAAGCAGAAATGCGCAAAAAGTTGGACGAGATCAAAGGCCCATACACCTGTGTACGTTTTGACGAGTTGAACGAAGGTGTGTGCCGGGACTGTCCGCTTTGGGGTGAGATCAAATCACCGATTGTATTGGGCAAGCGTATTCGGGAGACCGAGGGTGAGATTACTATATCCGCACCTGTGCAGGGCAAGAAAGAAAACAAAGACTTCGACGTGCCTGTGTTCCCCAAGCCATACTTCCGTGGGGCTGCAGGTGGTGTGTTTCTACGCGGCACAAATGCTGACGGAGACATTGACGAAGAACTAATCTATCAGCACGATCTATATATCACTCGTCGTCTGCATGACGAGGAACTTGGCGAAACGCTAGTCTTTCGCTTACACTTACCACGTGACGGTGTACGTCAGTTCACAGTGCCTCTTACCCATGTCACTTCAAGAGAAGAGTTTCGTAAGAGCATGGCGAAGCAGGGCGTTACCTCATGGGGCAAACAACTGGATAAGCTAATGGCATACACAACAAAATGGGTAGACGAATTACAGCACAGTTCAACAGCATCGGAAGCGCACCGCCAGTTCGGTTGGGTCGATGAAGATATGGAAGGCTTTGTGTTAGGGGAAAAACTAATCGAAGCCAATGACATAACCTACAACCCACCATCATCTAAGACCGCAGGGTTTATGGATGCGTTTGAACCGAAGGGTACAAAGGAGCGTAGTCTAGAACTACTAAACTTCTACAACCGCGATGGCTTTGAACTGCATCAATACGTGGTCGGCGTTGGTTTCGGCTCACCTCTGATGGCTCTGACAGGTCTAAACAGTATGGCTGTGCATCTATTTGGTGGGACAGGTGTTGGTAAGACTACCGCACAATATGCAGCCATGTCGATCTGGGGTAGCCCCGAACTGCTCACGCTACAAAAGTCTGACACTCACAATTCTCGTATGAACCGTGGCGAGGTCATGCATAGCTTACCTCTCATATCTGACGAGATGACTAACGTCACAAGTGGAGAGATGTCTGAGTATGTTTACCAAGTGTCTGGCGGAAGACAGAAAAACAGGTTGTCGGCTAACGGTAACGAAGAACGAGTACGCGGAAAGCCGTGGAAGCTACTTGCTTTGAGTTCAGGTAATACTAGCGCATGGGAGATTTTAAGTCGAGACAAAGCTACGCCGAAAGCGGAGATGCAGCGGCTATTTGAGATCAAGGTTCCCAAGATGATCTTTGATCCTGCAGACGTGAAGCTGACCGCTGACCTGCACGAGGATATCAAAACAAACTACGGTCACATCGGCCCAGAGTATATACAGTGGGTTATCGACAACCAAGAACAAGCAAGGGCCATTGTGCAGCGAGCGAAAGCTAGGCTAGACGCGGCAGCGAATCTTGGCCCAGAGAACCGCTTCTGGTCAAACGGCAATGCTGTGATCCTTGCGGGTTTGATTATCGCTAAGAACCTTGGCTTGGTGGAGTACGATACGAGCAAAGTCTACAAGTGGATTGTCAAAGAACTGATACGCCGCAACAGCTTTGTGAATGATATCGGTGCATCGGTTGACGAGACAGTGGGCAACTACATCGCTGAGAACTTCAACAACATCTTAAAGATCGACAGCACGGAAGACTTGCGTGGGAAAAACGACAATGGGTTGGATCAGTTGGTGCTACCGACAGAGAAGCCACGCGGTCAACTTATTGCACGTTATGAACCTGATACGAAGCTACTGTTCCTTCGGATCAAACCTTTTAAAGATTGGTGTACAGATCAGCAGATTAACTACGCATCTCTTGTGGACGATCTTAAAGAGAAGAAAGGCGCAAAGCGTATCAAGAAGCGTCTGACAAAAGGCACAGACTTTAACATGCCTGCACAGGACGTTTTGCAAATGAGATTTGAAGGGTTTGACGAGGTGACCGATGGATCAGAAGGTGATGAAACTTGATGATCTGAACCCTGATGGGCTTCGGGTCACGATAAACTGGGAAGGCATGGACGTTGGTTCGTCCTTCTTTCTACCATGCATCAATACCGAAAAAGGCATGAAACAGCTAAAAAGTGTTGCAAAAATGAAAGCATGGGAGTTCGACATGCAAATCTGCATAGAAAACAAAAAACTAGGTTTACGAGTGTGGAGAACTGTGTGATATACTAAATTTGACAACTCGGTACTCGATGTTGTTCTCCATTGTTATCTAGCCCCCACATTTAGTGGGGGTCTTTTTTTAGAATAACTGGAAACCCTGATCGAACTCCTGCAAACTTTTCTCCATGAACGGTGTATATGTCATACCACCGCGCATATCTTTTGTAGTCTTGCCGAATGATTTGAACGAACGCTGCTTGGTATCGGATGTAATACGAGACTTTTGTGCGCCTTCTGGAAGTCCTGCGTTGTATTCTTCGATCAAGGCATCGACCTTCTGTACTTCATCGTAGTCACCTTCGCGGAGTGCCATGTTGCGGCGGCGTAGAAGTTTTGTACGACGACTGCTAACCGCTTCTTCTCTACGACGGTTGTTCTTGTTGAACTCAAGCTGCTGAATGTACGCTTGCGGTGCAAACCCTAGACCCTGCATCACTACGTTGTAAGGGTTAATGTCCTCTGTGATTGGGTCACCACGGCGTGTCTCTGCGCCTTCAGTTGCAAAGCGGAAAGACTTCATACCGTTACGGATAGCTGCAGGTGCCATAGCTTC